AAGCAATAGGTATCGAGATAGCGCCTAACCTGTGCGAATTTGCATCTAAACGACTAGCCCAGGAAGTTCTCCCGTTGTGAAACCCGCATATCAGGATGACCATTGCACAGTATTTCAGGGTGATTGTCGAGAACTAATTCCCGAAATTGAATTTGATGTTGTTGTCACTGACCCACCATACGGAATGAATTATCAGTCCAACTTCAGCAAAAGCGGACCTACCGAGAAGATTATTGGTGACGATTCAGTTGATCTGAGAGATGAGGTCATTGAAATGTGTCGGGAGAAACCAATGCTTGTATTTGGGACTTGGCGTATGCCACGACCTGACTCCATCAGGGAATTGTTGGTGTGGAACAAAACAGAAGTTGGCTTTCTAGGTGATGTGAACTTGCCTTGGGGTCCATGCCATGAGGAAATTTACGTTATGGGAGAGGGATGGACAGGTAAACGGAGATCAAACGTGTATTCATGCAAGGGATTATCGGCCTCTTCCAGAGAAAGACCTGACCACCCGACGCCCAAACCTGTGCCTTTGATGCGCCAGTTACTGGAATACTGCCCATCTGGAGTGATTCTGGACCCGTTTATGGGGTCAGGAGCGACTTTGAGAGCAGCAAAAGACCTGAATCTGCAATGTATTGGTATCGAAATCAACGAAAAGTACATCGAAATGGCTATCAGGAGACTCCGACAGGAGGTTTTGCCTATATGAAACCCTATTATCAGGATGACAAATGCACGATTTACAACGATAAGAACGAGAATGTGGTTGATTTTCTCCCTGATCGAGTGGATTTGTTGTTTCTGGACCCGCCATACGACATCTGGCACACGATAGATCCCGGAATCTTCCCTGAATCGGACACAATCGTTGCGTTCAGCAATCCGCAGAACAGGTATTCTGTTTATGAATTGTTCGGGAAACCTAAATGGGAACTTGTTTGGTACTACACGGATGGCACTTGGTATTCGCACAATGGGCCTCGCAGCAATCATGACGCAATCATGGTTTATGGCAACACTGGAGAAGCCTATGTTGGGCCCATCAATAATGAAACAGAACCTCGTAAGCCATATCATAGTGGTTTACATGGGCAAGAAGAGTACGTGTATGTTCCACGTGAAAGGAAATTGTTACGCTCAGTTTTGGAATACCCAAAAGCGTGGAACAGAATAGGCAGGTCTATCTTTGGTAAACCTGAGGCATTGATAATGAATCTACTGGAATGGGTTGCTCCCGAAACAATTCTGGACCCGTTCATGGGTTCAGGAACTACTCTCAGAGTGGCTAAGAACCTTAACCAGTCGTGCATAGGTATCGAGATGGAACAGGAACTCTGTGACCATGCTGTCAAACGACTAGCCCAGGAAGTGCTGCCATTATGAGAAAGCCAGAGAATCTTCATAATTGGTGTCAATGTGGTGACACTCGTTGGCTGGAAACAAAGAAATGGGAAGGTGACTTTGTGAAGAAGTTCGTTGGCATGGTTTTCATTTGCGCTAACTGTGGTCGAGAGTGGGAGGATTTAAGAAGTGACCATCACAAACACTGATTCTTCTCCGCTTGCTTTCTACGATACAGGAGATGGCGTATGGCTACTTGCTCAAACCAGTTTCTTTGAGGAGCAACCATTGGAACGATTACCAAATTATGGAAGTACAACGGGTTTGACATTGCATGTAGATCAAAGACCAGCGGCCTTGATAGCAAAGAGAAATGAATGGGATGATGTGGACTTGTTAAGAACACCAGAAGCGTCAATCTATACAGTTGGCAGAGTACATAGGTGGGTTGAGGCATTGAGAAAAGGAGCAACCCATAACTTTGCTCAAATACAAGACCAGTTGGAGGCACTCAAACAGGGGTGCATCTACGGGTACCCAAATAATGAATTAAGAGAAAAGTATGAAAGGAAACATGGTTTAGGAAATGAGTGATTATTGGACAGACAAATTGATAGAGGAACGCCGTATGAGAAGAGCGTTTGGGGATGAGATGGTAGACAGTCTGAGATTCCCGCAGCCCATTGCTGACAAAAATCTGGAAGGAACCCCGGATGAGAACCAGATAGTGAAACCATCATGAATGATTCAAATACATATGAACAACCTTCATTGGAATACTACGGGACAACAGGTTACGTTCCTGACTCGGACACAAGCATTGTCCACGCAGACTACGAAAGAAAAAGAGCAGATTCAGTTCAGAGAACAATATGGAATGCAATACATCAGGCCGGCTCAGACGGAGCAACTTGTCAGGAAGTTGAGGCAGCAACTGGTATTGCTCACCAAACAGTCAGCGCTTCTATCAGGAACATGGAACTCGACGGGTATGAGAAGGATGTATCGAGAGGCAAGTTAGTGAAACTGACAACCATCAGGGATGGAGGTCATGCTTACGTATCGTCACGCAATCTTCCACTGGTTCCTGTAACCAGAGTCATGGAACCAAACAAGCGGAGAGTGTCGTACAAGGCAAAGATTCATGAACTGCTCAATGAGATTGAGTCGGTGATTGATTGGCCGCAGGAGTTTCTGAGCAATCATTTGAGGAGTTTAATCGAGTCCACCCGAGCTGAATTGGACCAATAACCCATTAAAAAGACACTTCCTGGGATAAAAACAGGCCCAAAAGAGCCTTTTTTGCTCTAAAAACACTCAAAAACACCCAATTATCTCCCGATTCAGTGGAATTAGTAGGTTACCTAGCCTAAAGTAGACAGTAACCACTAAGACCAATAGGAGGTCATATTATGAGTGAACTAAAATCATTCACTAGAGAAACAGAAGATATATGGTTTGATGAATACAAGCCATACAAGAACACCATTGATGTAGACGGAGATCACACTTGGCTATCAATCGACGGTGTGAACTATTCATTTGAGACATATGGTGACGAAGAAGCAAAAGTCAAACAGTTCCTGAATGAACACATCTGGACATTAATTGAGGTAGATGGAGAAGAACACATAATCCCCGGATTCCACATTGCCAATAGGCTTTGCCATTTCATTTGTGAGATTCCATTCCAAGAACCAGATACGGATAGACAATTCGTTGTTATTCCTAAAACACCAGAAGATGTTACTGTTGGAGACAGAGTTGCATTGGAGTACACAGATGACCCTCATACGCTGCTAGAGGCAGGAGATCAGGGAACAGTTACAGGAACTGCACAAAATTCTGATGGTTCCATTGGCTGTGTTTATGTCAAGTGGGATAGTGGTTCTAATCTGAGACTACTCACAAATCTTGGTGACAAATATCGAGTCATTTCTTTACATGACAACAGCGAAGAAACCTTAAGGATGGTAGAGAGGAGAGGTAACTAATGGAAACCACTATTGAAAACATGGAAGAATGGCAGCGCAAAGGTCACGCTTTCAAAGTTGCAGATGTTGTTGATAAAACTGAGATATGCAAAATCATCAATGTAGTTGGTGAGGAGTATGGAGAACTCTATCACGCTTTCACCTTTGGAGGATTGGACTTATCTGATGAAGGCAGGAGAACATCAAACCAATGCTTCTACAGTGAAATCACTAGCACACTAGATGCAGTTGTATGGATGCTTGCACTCGTCAGAGATGGCAAAGACTTCCACTTTGACGACAATCCTTCTGACATCATAGATGAGAACGGTGATCGTTTATTCTATGGAACAAGCAACCTCGTTTCTAAACGAGTTCAGGAATGGCGTTCCTTTGGAGGATGGGACTTATTTGAACACTCAGACTACGGCCAAATCCTCTGCATGGCGTATGACCTAACATATGGGGAGGGATACTAATGAAAGTCTCACTCGATGACCCAATAGAGGAGCAAGTTCCTGAATACACAGCACAATTCTGTTCTGAATGTGAGAAATGGATATATGTGGCAGATGGGCCCTTTGCAGAAAACGACAGAACAAAACCAATGATGGGTGACTTGCATTACCAAACATTCCATCCTGACGCTGACCAGTTCAAATACATGTTCTGGAATGAGAAACCTGTAGCAGCAACCGTTTATCTACAACCAATGGATGACATAGACGCTTCCTGATACTCTGTAAACACAGTAGAGCAGAAGTCCTCTCCCACTACGGGAGGGGATTTTCTGCTTCCTTACGCCTACGCTTCTCATCAAACCTCTGACGCTCAGTTAAACCACCCCAAACACCAAAATGCACATTGTTATCGAGTGCCCATTCCAAACATTCCTGACGCACAGAACAACCATCACACATCTTCAAAGCCTTTCTAGGCCTCACACCATTAGGAGGAAAGAACAAACTCACATCAACACCAGAACACTGAGCCTTTTTAATCCACTCATCAGACGGGAAAGGATAATCCCACAAGTCAGAACTACTCTGGATACTAGTTACGTCATACACAACAACACAGACAATACAACATGAGTGAACACAACAGAATGACACCCGAAACCAAACACCAAACACCACCCAACAAAACACCACAACAACCCACAAACTCTGAACGCAACTCTGAACCCTGATACTCTGAACATTATGAAACGAGCATTACCTGTAACAACCACAGAAAAGTACATGAAAGTCATTGATTTGAGGAAGGCAGGACTCACATTTGATGAGATTGCTGAACAAGTTGGTTACAAATCCCGGTCAGGAGCGAAAGAAGCCTTTGATGCTGCTATTAGGTATTGGGGTCATGAGTCTGTTACTGAACTACGGGTAATCGAGAATGAACGAGTGGAGGAATTGTGGAGAAGAACCTATCTGAAACTGCAAGACCCAACACTGGAACTCTCTGAGGAACTGATGTTGATGCAAACAGCGTTGAAGATAACTGAATCTAAACGCAAACTGCATGGACTCGATGCTCCACGACAGTTGGAGTTATCCGGTAGAGATGGTGAGGAGATACAAACAGACGTTGGCCAATTACTGAAAGAACGTCTGGATGCGCTGCACGATAGGTATTTGCAGGAAGTTGAATCCCAGGAAGCCCAAGAATTACCTACGGGTGGTGCTTTAGTTGGCACAACAGCGGATGAACAGGGTGAATCTACAGGAACAACAGCGGATGAACAGGTTGAAATCATTGATATTGAGGTCGTTCCTGACGTTGAAGTGGAGGTACACAAGGGAATTAGGATACTTCGTGGAGGAGAAGTTAGGTGATGGGAGTAGCAATCGCAGCAGGAATCAGCGTTATAGGGCTAGTTTTCCTTGTTTCTGCTGTATCAGGAATACCTTTCGTCTACTGTTTTGCTGGAACAATGGTTGTTTTGGCTGTTGCTGCACTCGATTTAACGTGATCTGGAGCCTGAATGATTGAGGAAATGCTGAAATTTCTACTAGATAACACTGATTTCGGGAGAAAATACGCACGGGAGAACGAGCTGGGGAGGCAACTGGGGAACGAGCTGGGGAACGAGCTGGGGAAAACCAGTCGAGAACCAGTGAAAACCAGTGTGAAATCAGGCAAAACCAGTCGAGAAACAGGTGAAACAGGCCCTGAAACAGGTAAAACCAGTCGAGAACCAGTCGAGAAACAGGTTGATTTAATCGAAAACCAGTTGAATACCAGTCGAGAACCAGTCGAATACCAGTCGAAAACCAGTCCAGAACCAGTCGAAATGGAGTCGAATCGTGCCTGATCGTATCGAAAACCCGTTGAATCGTATCGAAAACCAGTTGAAACCAGTGGATAACCAGTCGAATCGTGTCGAAAAACAGGTGAAAACACCGGATAACCCGTCGAAAACACCGGAGAATCAGGCTGAAACACCTGAATCAGGGTGGATGAGGAACGTCTGGTTGGCTGAAAACGCTGTTTCATCCGGGAATCAGGACCCTGAATCGAGTGATTTACAGCATAAGAAACAGGTTTTATCAGCATTACAGGATGAGAACCTGTCGTATCAGGACCAAATCGCACGATTGAAGCCTGACGAAAGAGCCGAAATACTGAAAGTACTAGGAGAGAACCACCCTGATCTCATGTATTCATGGGACTTTTGCAGCAGACCAAAGCAGAGAACACCTGTAGGTGATTGGAGAATATGGCTGATTCTTGCTGGTAGAGGCTTCGGGAAAACCCGAACAGGAGCAGAATTTGTCAGGCAACAGGTCCAAATGGGCAGGGCTTCGCACATTGCGCTAGTTGGGCCCACAGCAGCAACAGTCAGGGATACCATGATTGAGGGAGAATCAGGACTCCTGAAGATATTCCCGAAGGAGGAACGGCCACGTTATGAACCATCGAAACGGCGTATAACGTTCAAGAATGGTGCTGTAGCAACTGCTTTCTCCGCTGATGAACCTGATAGATTGCGTGGTCCTAACCATTCACTGGCTTGGGCTGATGAATTGGCTGCGTGGAGATACGGTAGTGAGTCCTGGGATATGCTGATGTTGGGACTCAGAATCGGGAATCATCCTAGAGTTGTGGTCACTACAACACCTAAACCAGTGCATACCATCAGACTCCTGACTGAAATTAACGACGGGTCAGTCCACATAACCAGAGGTTCTACCTACGAAAACTCGCAGAATCTAGCGCAATCGTTCATGGATGAGGTGCTTTCCCGCTACGAAGGAACCAGATTAGGCCGTCAGGAGTTGCACGCCGAAGTACTAGATGATGTAGAGGGTGCTTTATGGGTTAGAGAGGACATAGACAAGAATCGAGTGCTGGAGTTCCCTGATCTAGTCAGAATCATTGTGGCTGTAGACCCTGCAGCAACTAGCAAGAAATCCTCAGCCGAGACAGGCATAGTTGTTGTTGGTATCAGTCGAGATAAGCATGGATACGTTCTAGCAGACTACACAATCCGGGGAACTCCACTGGAATGGGGCAGAGCAGCAGTATCCGCATTTCATAGGCATAACGCTGATCGTATCGTTGCTGAATCTAATCAGGGAGGAGAAATGGTGTCTCATACCCTGAAAATGATAGAACCTGATGTCCCTGTCAAAATGGTTCACGCTTCCAGAGGCAAACAAACTAGAGCGGAACCTGTAGCAGCGCTCTATGAACAGGGCAAAGTCCATCATGTAGGCTATTTACCTGATCTGGAGGACCAATTGTGTTCCTGGGTTCCTCATGAGGGCCCATCACCCGACAGACTGGATGCAGTTGTTTGGGGATTGACCGAGCTGATGGTCAAAGGTTCTCGTCAGGTGAGCGCAATGACACCTGTTTCTTTGACTCAAGCCAACCCTTGGATTCCTAAATAGTAGCAATCGAGATAATCGAGTGAATTTGTCGGGAATTTTAATCAATCGAGATAATCGAGATAATCGATAAAATCTGTCGGTAAATTACAGGTAATCGAACTATCCCTGAAAAACGCTGTAAATCCAATGGTTTATGTGTCGAGAGAATCGAGTGAATTTGTCGGGAATTTGCAGCAGTCGAGATAATCGAGAAAACTAGGCAAATCTGTCGGTAATTTCATCACCCGAATTAACTACCTAGATGACAGATGAGCAGAGAGAGGATAGTGTAGAACCATGACTGATGTATTCCATGAGTATGAGAAGGCTGTATCTAAGAACGATTTCAGAGAAATAGGTTCTTCTGGTCTTGTCCAGTACGGAGGAGAAGTCAAAGAGGATTTCCTCAGATCATTGCAAGGCAAATCAGGGTATGCGAATTACACGCAGATGGCAGACAATGACCCTGTAATTGGCGCTGTATTACACGCAATCGAGATGATGATTAGAGGCGTGGACTGGACAGTGGAACCTGTAGACACAGAAGATCAGAAAGCAGTTGATGCTGCTGAGTTCTGCGCTAGTTGCCTCAACGATATGTCTCAGTCGTGGCCAGATACCCTGTCAAACATCCTGACAATGCTAGTTTACGGATTCTCCTACCATGAGATTGTGTATAAACGCAGGAATGGCAGAACAGGTAAATCCGATACTGACTCTGTTTACGATGACGGAATGATTGGCTGGCGCAAACTGGCTATCAGGAACCAGAACACTGTTTACAAATGGGATATGGACAAGAACGGTGGAATCAACGGACTCTATCAACAAGACATCTATTCAGGTATGAAATCGAGTATGGTATTCATTCCTATCGAGAAGGCGCTGCTATTCAGAACTTCTAGCAAAATGAACAATCCACGTGGTAGGTCTGTGTTAAGGAACGCATATGTGCCTTGGTACATGAAAACCAAGATTCAGGAAATCGAGGCCATTGGAGTAGAGCGAGATTTGGCTGGTATGCCAATTGCGCTAGTGCCACCACACCTATTATCCGCTAACGCAACATCCCAGGAAGTCTCAGCACTCAACGAAATAAAGCAGATAGTCAGGAACATAAAACGTGACGAGCAGGAAGGCATAGTCTTTCCAATGGCTTTTGACGATGAGGGCAATCTGGCATACGACCTGAAACTGCTATCCACTGGAGGTTCACGCCAGTTTGACACTTCAGATATTATCAATCGTTACGATCAGCGTATTGCTATGTCTTTATTGGCTGATTTTATATTATTAGGCCATTCTGAGATTGGCAGCAAGGCACTATCAGTGTCCAAAATACAGTTATTTACTGACTCACTGGATGCGTGGCTATATGGAATCGCAGATGTCATCACTAAATATGGGTTCTCCCGACTCCTGAAACTCAATGGAATCAATGAAGAATTGACTCCTACGCTCAGGTACTCTCCACCCCGGAACATTGATCTGGAAGGACTATCGAAGTTCATTCAGAATCTGTCGGGTGCTGGAGCAATGCTATTCCCTGATGAGGGTCTGGAATCCTATTTGAGAGAGGTGGCTGGACTCCCAGCAGAATCTGCTGAAGAAATCTAGTCGTGTCTAAACCTGTAGGAGTTGCCAAAAGGCGCAGAGTCAGTGACATCAGGCTTAGTTTGCCCTATGAACACGACCACAGCAAATGCACTGTTCGTAGCCATAACCACAGCAATTTACAGAAACGAGCGTCAGGACAACCAGCGTGGAGAATCGCTGGAATGGCTGACCTGAATAGGCGGGAACGCCAATTGGCTGATGTAATCGAGCAATGTTGGGGAGAATTACAGGAACTAACGGGAACTTTGGTACAGGAATCACTGGAGGAGAACCCGTTTGCTACTGCAGCGACAGGGCAAGACCCCAGTAACTACGACCTGAGAGTAGGCGTGATAGTTGCATCGTATCAATCGCAGTTTGCTGAGATCATGCTGGACCAGTATGACGATTCAGGCAGTTATTCTATGCGTGAATTTACCCAACAACTGTCCCAGGAATACAAACGATTCAACAAAGCAGAGAGTGACATCTCGTCGAGCCGAGCTGTATTGGAACTGAAATTTGATCGAACTAGCCCAACAGCGAAGAAATACGCACAAGAACAATCTGCTGCAATGGTGTCATTCATCTCTAATTCGGAGCGAGAGGCCGTCAGGGACCTGATAGGTAGGGCTTTTGCAGAACAGAGGACATATCAGCAAACAGGGCGTGCTTTGGCCGCTCTACTGGCTGAAACAGTACCTCAGGGAGATGTTGCTGCACGATTAGGGAGTGTTTATGGCGTGAATGCTAATGGTTTGTTCCCACGATACGCCAACGCTGTTGCTAATTACGCTGAGAGACAAGCAGCGCATCTAGCAATGGATGGTGTTACAGGTTCCAAAGCATTGAAGATAGTGCAGGAAAAGAGCAATCGGTACGCTACTAAACTCAGGAGATCGAGAGCCAAAATGATAGCCAGAACGGAAATCATGCAGGCCAATAACTCAGGAAGGCTTGCTGCAGCACAACAAGCAGCGAAAAAGGGATTGTTTGACCCGTCGAGAGCCAAAAGGCAATGGATTTCAGCACCACAAGACTCCTGTTACATCTGCAATCCCCTGAATGGCGTTGTTGTTGATTTCAACAAAACGTGGAGTGAGGGAGAACCAGCGTTTGTTCACCCGAACTGCCGTTGTACTTGGCTTCTTCTACCTAATGTCCCATCGTATGGAGTTCCCTCAGTTACAGGAGATGGAACAGCCGGGAATCCATTTATGTGGACTATGCCACCAAGAAACTCATCGTTGGCTCCATTATCCACTGGAGGAGCCACATCGTCTGGTGTTCCTGAAAGTATGCCAGAACCTGTTCCAATTCAATCAACCACAGTCACTGATGAGGTTGCTGAAATAGCGGATGATGTCAAACCTGTAGATGTTCCACCTGTAGATGAGATAACTCCTGAGAATATGGAGGACTTTGTTGATTCCTTCATCTGGAACGATCAGGGAGATACATGGGATATGTTGCAACCTGATGAACGTGATTACCTGATTGACCTGATGATTGATACTGAAATACAGAAATCAGTGACTGTCATTGCTGATGATTTATCTACCTTTGCTGGAGATCAGGGATACAAGTTGATGGCTGATGCTCCAAAAGAAGTAGCGGAGGAATTGTTACGACTACAGCAGGAAGCGCAAGAAGCACTCGTTCAGGTTGATGTGTCCCGTCGAATACGATCACTACAGGTCAAGCGAATTGCGGACCCAGAATCTAGTTCAGGAGCAGCACTCGCAGACAATCTTTTCCTAAGTGGCCGTAAAGTAATGAGTCAAGGCCAAACAATACTAACTGCTGCTGACGATCTGCCATTGAAAGAGAGGTTGATCTTAGAGGCTAAAATGTTAGATGCAGAGAGAGTCAATAGGAGAGTTGCTCGTCTGGCTGAACAATACTCAGATGCTCACGTTGCTTTGACTGACGATGCTCTAATCAAAATGCAAGCGGTAGGAGATGCAATTGAGAAAGAGGTACAGCGCAGAGTAGATGAGATAGTTGGCGTTGTAGACGATGTAGGTATGTCGCCAACAGAAATTGCTGCAATACAAGAGAAGAGAAAGTACATTTACGATCAGGTTCTGGAAGGTTCTGGTGTTGGTCACACTCGACTGAAAGAAGGTGGAACGTTTGAGTTTATAGATCATGGGCTGAGTTCAAGAGCAGAGATGCGATTCAATCTGAGTACTACCAGAGATGATTTAGGGACTCTGATAAGGAGTTTAGATTTAGAGGAGATTAGAGTCCCAAATGAAGCCATTGAAGCGTTAGGACTCACTTCAATTTCAGAGAGTCTGCCATTGAAAACAGTACTTAAAAATATAGAGATGACTTCTGGTCGTCACGCTGGAACGAAATCGGGTAGAAACATTCTTGCCAGATGGCAAGGAGACTTAGATCAAGTCATATTTGGCGGTGAACGAGTACTCGATGACTTCATAATTGATGCAACTCAAGTCACTGGAGATGAACTAGTGGAAACACTGGATGTTCTGCAGCAACTCATAGCAGCGCATAACGCAGTCCCAGGAGGTTTCCTCGATGAGGCTTGGCTATCAATGTACGATGACGTTATTGAGAATACGCTAGCCAAAGCGCTAGTGAAGAAAGAGGACAAACTAGTATCATGGGGAGTTAATCGCATAGATAGACAAGGATTGCTGGATGATATTCCCTCAATGCCTGATGATTTTGCACAAGACATCCGTAATATGCGTTTGACAAAGGTAGATGAGGTTCAGGATGCAGTCAGGCACATATCGGATGATTTGGCTGATGAGCAGGCGTTACTTGCTGATCTATCGGATGATTTAGTAGTTCCTGTAAGAGACTCACAGGTAGAACTGTTAGAGGAACTAGTTGATGATTGGATAGCACAAGAAGCGGAACTTCCATCTAACGCTATGTTCAAAAGGCCTAACTCTAATCGAGTGGAACTGACAACTGAATGGTTAGACGATATGAAAGCCAGAACCACCCAGCTCAAGGCTGATATTGCTGAGGAACTGGCTGATCTCACTCCCGGAACTGGACCATATACCAATGCAGTTGCCCGACACAAACAAGAATTAAAGACCCTGATGGATGAGTTCTCAGATGCTTATGTTGCGGAAGCAGCATTGAAGCAACAAGTGTTAAGTCGTGAATTGTTAGGGCAATCAGCGGATACTCTCAGAGAAATCCCAGGAAGGCGCTCTC